TAACCTAAACAACGGTACTGTACGAAAACTTGACATCAGAAGCCAAAAGGCTTGCGCGATTACAAACACTACATCTGCAGTGTATGGGTTCAACAATCAAGAGATAAAATTCGACTGTCCATATGCTACATTAAACTTTTCCCCATCAGCTACCGGTTTAGCCGGTTTTGGAAATTCATCCGTTACGATAAACGCTACCACGGTTGTATTTAGTAGCAACTGGTCGGCCGCCGGTGGCGGGAACTTTAACCCGGTTACAATTAACTCGACAACCCTAACATTAAACGGGACAACCAACGGGATCATATCAGCTACCGGCGGAAGTAGGATAGCGACTGTTAAAGTTAAAACAATCAATTTCAGAGGCAATGGCACGGTACTATTCGGCTCATTTATTAGTGGTAATTTAGACTTTGATCAATTAACCCATGATGGCACATTCAGTATTAATTCTGGATCTGCAACAGTAATAAATCATGGTTCAATTAGTTCGGTTTCTCCATACGTAAACACAACAAACGTGAACTACATTACTGGAGGGAATACCTCAATTACTTATAAAACAGGATCAACGATTACAAGTAATTTATCGATCAATATGTTTAATGCAGTTGGTAAATTATTCCTTACTGGAGTAGTTACTTACCAAAACTCTGATCGGGTAATTTTTGGTCACAATTCAAGCTCTGCGTCAGTAGATATTACCAATGCCGTCGTTAACTGCAAGCTTTTATTTGGCTACCGGTGTAAATCCATATTTACGATCACAAATTCCGTGTTTCAAATCACCGGATCCAATTTTGGATCAGCTGATCAGTCAGGCTCTGGAATTACTTTCGATAATCCGTGTGTTCGATTTGTCGGCGGCAATTTTATTATCGGTACCACTGATGGATTTAACATTTATCAACACGATACTTCGTGGACGCATACGAATAAGCCAAGCGTGGAAATCAAGAAAGGATTTTTGCAGACAAATGGAAAATTTAACCGAATATTCATCGACGTATTCGAAGTCCCTTTAAACGAATACAACCCCCGATTTATACCTACTTACATCAATGATTCAGCAGCGGCTTCCGCCGGTGTCGCCATTGGAGAAACTTACATAGAAAGTTCAACCGGATATCATAAAAATAGAATGTCATGAAATTAACAGCCAATATTTACAACTCTCCTAACCCACTACAGGGTAAATTTGAAAACGTAATCATTGAAGATACCTGTGTTGTTCATAAGCGTCTTGAAAAATATCTGTGTATTACATTCGAAATGTACTATATCAAAGACAGTCAGCGTGTAACCCTTACCAAAACGGACGTATCGTTTTTAGGCTTAGAGGGTGAGGAGAATTCCAGTAATAGAACGACAATTGTATCTATCCCTAATCCGGATTATGAATCCGATTCTGATGAACCCGAAAGGATAGATATTTCTCTATTCGACTATGTTGAGTCCCACAACGGGGATTTTCCAGAAGACTATATTATTATAGACTACGGATACCCAACTTACGAAAAAGTGATGGAATACTTTGAGGGAGGTACGTTGACTGATCCGGAAATTACGATATCGGATCCATTAGCGGTAGGGTTCTTAATGAACTGCCTAATTATTAACGGAGAGCCCGTTAGCAATCAATTTGAATTAACTCAAAACAAATAATAATGGAAAAATTTTATCTGATTAGTTTACTGTGTTCATTACTCTATTATGCATTTTTATGCCTGAAATATTGCAACAAGGATAAAAAATGGGTGTATCTTTTTTTATTAAAAGGGGCACTCTCATTTTTACCATTTATGATGTTGTCCCCTTTCATTTTTAACAAATATTCCTTTGATCAGATTGATATTGCTTTAATTGCAGGTATATGGATCGAATTTTTATTAATAATACTTGTTTTTCCATACGAGTACCAAACAAAAAATAAGAAGAATAAAGGGAAGGAACATTATTTCTTATGGTTCATTTTTTTGCTTACTGCTATTGTTTACTTCAATTTATTATCGAAATAATGATTATTAAAACTTTATAGTAATGTTTGGATCGAAATCAACGTTTTTTCTTAAATCTGACGCTGAACTTGTTGTTCTTCGGTCAACGCTTGATACATATATGATTACGCAAGGGTTTTCATCTAAAAAGAGGGACATATACCTAACCGCTTACGATTACTTCTGTATTTGCCCGATGGATTTTGACGGAGCAACAATTGTGAAAGATCTTAATCATATTCCAGGATTAGACATTAACGCGATGTTGCATGATTATCACTATTTAATTTTTAATGTAGCTTCAAATTTTACATACAAATGGAAAGCAGATTGGCTATATGCTAAAGAAATGGAGATTACAGGGAAAGGTTATTTATCATGGATTAGATGGTTCGGTTTAAAAATCACAGGGCCTTTATTTGTCTTTTGGGCGTTTTTCAGGCGTGGAAAAATAACCAGAAATCAAGAGTTAGAATTTCAAAAACAGTACGAAATAATCATGCAATGAACGTGGTACCGGTTAAAATACGAAAACATCTGATTCCCTTTTTTTATAAAGAATTCGAGGGCACTGAAGCTGTGTATTTAAACAAGAGAGTCAAAGCTTGCAAGATTAACGATAAGTCTTCACTTGGTTTTATGCTACTAACGGCCATAAAAAAAACCGATCTCCCGGTACGTCCTTCAAAATACTACGTGTATATCACTTATGAAAACGATTTCAATTCAAAAATGTACACGGTGGAACGCGGCAAAAACTGTTGGCTAAAAGTACCGGAAGAAATGAACGAGAGGATAAACAATATTCTGGAGGATCAGTTCAGAATTGCATTTGTTTTTATGGTGAAAGGAATGTTGGTCGCCAACCCATCACTTAAAGTCCGCGATGCCATTGCCCACTTTATGACTGAATACGAAATGGACGAATTCGACTTCTCGTTAGAATCAATGCGTCGATTATTAAATCGCGGTTCCGAAATCAAGTTAAAGCGGCTGCAGAGTAAAATTTCAAACCGGGTTTTAAATTATGGACTGTAAAGTCATGTCCTAAATATGGTTATAGGCTGATTTAAGTTTGAAGCATCAAAAACAATAGTATGCTTCATATTTTTTTCAAATTCATAGTCCAGCAATTATGGATTATCCACACCGGAGAATATGTCCCGAAAATAAAAGCTTCATTTTTTCTGGGCGCAGCGATCTCACCTATTGCAATTGTTATTGAAAAGTCCACAAACTGGTACGTCGATAATCAAACTTACATTCACTGGGTTTGCGTTGCTATATTAATCGATCTCATAACCGGCATTATCAAACATATTAGGCATTTCTCCTGGTCCGCACTTGGAAAAGGTCTACTTATAAAAATAGGAATGGCTGTAATGGCCGGAATACTCTTCGAAGCACTCCCCTTTTTTCTGCGAGAAGACAATATTGTATCAGACGGATTATTGGTTGTTACACGCCTATCGGTTTTTATGTACCCGGCCGGATCTGCATGGATGAACATGGCAGCAATTACTTCAGGGAGATTTCCTCCTATTGGATGGATTAAATGGATGAAATACTTCAGCGAAAATTTAGAACTAAAACACTTAAATAATGGAAAGTCGAGCGAAGAAAATTAAGTACATAGTTGTACACTGTCAAGCCGGGCATGGCACATTGGAAAGCATGCAGGCATTTTGGAAAACAAAAGGGTGGAAATCTCCCGGATATAATACCTGGGTAGATTACGATGGAACAAGAAAAAAATTAGCCAATTACGAATCAATCACAAACGGCGTAGCCGGATTTAACACACAGTGTCTGCATATGTGTTACAGAGGAGGTGTATTACATGAAAATGTATATAAAGCTGCAGATACGCGGACGCAAGCTCAACGAAACGGATTGCTGTTGGAGATATTCGACATGTTAGTCTGGCTGAAGGATAATGGCAACGATCTTCAAGATGTTATGATAGTTGGTCATTATCATTTCAGTGATGATAAAAACAAAAACGGTGTAATTGAGCCTTGGGAGAGAATTAAAGAATGTCCTTCTTTTGATGCTTACCAGGAGTACAGACATTTAATGGAAAAAGAAAACCCTCAATACTCGAAACTAAAACTACCAAAAAACAGATGAAAAAGTTATTGTACATCATTTCTATACTTGTTCTTGTATCCTGTGGAGCAAGTAAAAAAACAACCTCCGAATCGGAAGAAACTATCGATAAATCGATTATTGAAAATACGAATTTGGAAACACAGACCACAGACAAAGAGGAAACATCTTCCGCATCAACCCAGAATCAAGAAGAATCGGAAGAGTCATACGAATATGAAGGAACTGCAGGAGATACCTTAAAAATAATCAAGAAAGGTCCCGACGGAAAGACACTTTCGGAAACAATTTTAACCGGATCCGGAAAAGGAAAAATGTCGAATAAACGCAGATCGGAAAACACCCAGACAAGTAATAGTTCAGTAACAGATAAAAAAGAGTTTAAATCTGAACAAAAAGCAAGTTCCGAGCGATATGTTTTAAAACAAAAAGAAGTAAAAAAAAGCAAAGATTTTTTTTCATTATGGAATTTGATATGGATACTTCTTTTGTTCATCAATATAATCATATACTTAAAGTATAGATTTAACTCAAATAAATAAAAATCATGTCTTAAAATGCTCCTCTTGGAGCATTTAATTTGTAAAAAATAAAGGACATGAAGCACAATAACTTAGTAACGGAAATTATTCGAGGGCAATGGCTGCTTGACCATACTAATTTTGAAGGCTACCGACTAATGGCTAAGATGTTACTAGAGGGTAGACATCTGGATTTTAAGTCAAAATATGACATTGCCCCTGTTGCGTTGGACATACTGGACGATAGTGGTTTCCCTTTGGTTGCAGAAAACGGAGAATTGGTCAATATTCCTAAAAATAGTATCGCTCAGGTAAATATGATTGGTGAGGTTGTCAAGTATGGTGACTGGTGTGTGCTTGGGGCTGATGATATTGTAGCAGAACTTCTGAAGGCTCAATCATACGAAAATGTAGATGCAACAATTTTATATATCGACGGTCCCGGTGGTTCGGTTAAAGCACAAGGAGCATTCAGTGACTTCAAAAGAAAAAAAACAAAACCGATTATTGGGTATGCAGACGATGCACTTTCACTTCATTACTGGACTTTAGTTGACTTATGCGACTATGTCATTGCATCCAATGATGTATCGGCCAGATTCGGATCTATTGGCGTTGTGTCTAGTTTATTTGACGACTCTAAACAGCTTGAAGAATTAGGTATTAAAATCCATGAGATTTATCCAGATGAATCTCCGGACAAGAATTTAGCTGTACGCTTAGCTTTAGAAGGAAAATATGAGATGATAAAAAAAGAACATCTTTCTCCGCTTGCTCAGAAATTTCAATCCGGAGTTATTTCCACACGTCCAAAATTAATACAAGCACCTGGCGTATTAACCGGAAAAACATTCTACGCTGATGAAGCCAAATCCCTTGGAATGATCGATGCCATTGGAGGTATTGATCTGGCTATCGACAAAGCGCGTGAGTTTGCCTTCCAATATCAAATTAAAAATTTAATATAAACCATTTTATAAACTTTAAATCAATTAATTATGTTAAAAAGTGAAAGCCTTTTGAAAGCAGCGGCCAAGATTAAGACTTTTTTAGGCATAAAAGAAATTCCGATTGTCGATGGCAAAGTGAGTTTCGAAGAAGCGCACAAAAAAAAGCTCGAAGAACACTTGACTGAAGCAACAACCAAACAGCTTATTGAAGCGTTTGAAAAAGACATTGCTGATGCCAAAGAAACGGAGGATATCCGCGCCTCATTGGAAGAATTATTAAAAGAGACCGATATATCTTCAGAACAACTGCAGGGTATCATTGATTCGGCCAAAGAAAAAGGAGAAAATGACATCTTGACTATGGTTAAGGCTGTCCACAAAGACCTTGTTGAATTCAAAGCGTCGCAATCGGAAATCTTGAAAAAACTAGGTGCCGAAGCTGAAGCTGATACGCCGGAAGCTATTATCAAAAGAGAAATGATGAAAAACAATTTAAAACACTCCGACACACACGTATTTGGTTCTGGCAGGGAGTACGACGCTACTGACGGAAGAAAATGGAATCAAGCTGCAATAAAAGGATTGTCCGCTTCCGCTACGGATTATTCTGATCCACTTGTTATTAAAAAGTTAAACGGCGACGCGGATTTGTATTTCCGTGAAAATCCCAAGGAAATTGAATCCTTACATCGTGACAATTTTCAATTACCGGCATTTTGGCCAAAACGATTAAAAGTTGACGACAAAGTATCTAATGGATCGATTCTCACAGCCGAGATTACTCAGGGAAGAAAATTCAATTGGTTACCGAAAAACATTCAGGAAATTGAAGCAGAAGAGGGTAAAATCTATCCGGTTCAAATTGATGCAGAATGGGAAGGAGCTCAACTGCAGGAAATCGAAGCTTCTTGGTTGAATATGCTGAACAAAGAAGGCTCACAGCCTGAAAAAATGTCGTTTGTACGTTTTTTGGTAGGAGAATTGATGAAGCGCGCAAGAGTTGAAGATCGTATTTCAACTCTAAACGGAATCTTCGTTCAAACTCCAAAAAACGCTGATAAGCCTGGAAGGTTTATTAATCGTCAAAATGGCCTTTTTTATCAACTATGGAGAGCAAGAGATATCACTAAAAAGTACCGTGCATTTTCTATGGGAGAAATAACACCAAACAATGTTTATGATTATTTTCACTCCGACGATTTAGCGAATCCAGGCTTTTTAAAACGACTGCCTCAGGAAGTATTAGCGAGTACTAACCTTGTTGTATACCTTCATTACAGTGTATGGACATGGTACAAGAACAAATATAAGTTGATTAATGGACAAAACATGGATTTCAAAGGGTTTCCAGAACACTTTGAAAACTACCCTAACATTAGAGTCGAAACTTTTGTTGATCAGGAAGTACCTTCTTTCGCTTTTGCGACTTTCGATAACAATATTGAGATTTTGGAAAACATTCCGGAAGAAAAATCATCGTATCGATTCCAGACGCTACTTCGAAAAATATATCTACTTGGAGATTATAAACTAGGAGTACGTCTGATTCATATTGGCCGCGAAATTAAGCCAGGAGACCCTAACGAATTCAAGATTCAGTCCGTTTGGTCTAATGATGCACCAATTTTCAAAGAAGACAATTACATTCCAGTATACGACAATACCACTGGAAAAATCAACTTCGACTATAGAAATGTTCAAGTCAATGAAAAATGGGCGACAGATGTAACTGAAATTGAGGGAGTAAAACCAGGTCAGTTATTAAAAATCCGAGGCAACTCCTCGCTGAGTGGAACTCCTAAAGTAAAAAATGGATCTAAAATTACATTACTAAGCGGAGACTTTAGCCTAAAAAGCGATGATACTTTAGTCCTGTTTGTGACTTCTGATTTCAAAGCCAAAGAGATTAAGAGATATACCAATGCTTCCGGATCGGCCAGTACCGATGTGTACTTCGAAGACGAAGATATCGATGTAAACTCAGGAACTGTTTTCAGATTCAACGGATCAATCGACACTACTTTATCTTCTTTAAACGGTGGTGTTGAAAACAAATCTATAAGAATCTATGGAGTTGACACCACTGATATTGATTTTACGGTACAAACAATTGCCGGAGAAATTGAAGTTGGCGGTACTGCAAAAGTTTTAAAATCTTCAGCCGACTACGTTGAATTAATCTTAATCGGTGGTACCTGGTACTTGACCGATTCTCAAATCGCTTAAAAATGAATGCATACAGAAAATCAGTAGGAAGACCCGCGCCAGGCGCGGGTGCTCCTAAACCTAAAAATTCGTTAGTCACAGTAGTTTATGCTGAAGACATTGCGAGTTTTCCTATTTCGGATGAAAACGGAGTAAAAACACTTGGAAACATTGTTTTGAAAACAGGAGCTAAAATGCACACGCTCTACGAGACCGATGACTCTCAAAAAGCTTCTCACACGATAGAAGGCGATGCGGATGCTGAAGGGTTTTTAAAAAAATTCGAAGGTTCTCATCCTGGCGACAGTTTGGAAATTAACGAATTTGTTCACAACAGTATTGGACAAGGGATGATCGTTATTTACTCGGCTGAATGTGGATCCGAATGGAAAAAGGTAATCGGTACACCGTGTAACCCGCTTTATTTGAAAGGCGAATTTACAGACGACAAGGATGCTGTTAAGCATACTTTAAACTTCGAACAGCGTAAGCGTGATCGTTTCGTTGCCAAATTCTACAATGGCGAATTGATTTATCAAGATAATCACGTGGCAACTACGGCAGCTTTATCTATAAATTCCGCAAATGGCGTTGTTTATCAGTTGCCAGTGTCAGATGTAGCCGATAGTGAAATTTCATTCACGGAGGTAACACTTGAAAACAAAAAAGTGATTTCCATAATTGGATCAGGCGGAGAAGAACCTTCAACGTTAAGTACTGGAGTATCTGGACCAGTTACAGTTCTACTGGATACCGGATTAGACTGGATTGCCTATAAAAATGCTGTAATTAACTTGCAGGTTTTTAATGCCGGCGGAACAAAATATCTGATCGAGTTATCAAGGAGTTAGTTAGTAGTTTTTATATTTTTTTGGTTTTTAAAGGTCTGTGCAAGCAGACCTTTTTTCATGTCTTAAATTTTAAACACAATAAGTCAATATTTGATAAACTTTAAAATAACAAAAATGAAAGCAACAAGAGAACATGTGTTGGATTTTTTAAGTGATTTACCAAAACATCCAGAGGAACAGTTTAATTCGGGGTTTCTGCTATATAGACACAGCGCTGGCAGCAATCCTAACCAAGAGCGTTTTTTTAATAAAATAGGGTATTCTCCGGCTACTCTATCTACATTATTATATGAACTTAAAAAAATGCACACTATCACAGAGGCACAAATCAAAAAAAATAGAAAACATGTCATTCAGGAAGACTCTTCCGATACTGAGGATTTAATTTTGGAATCCGTTACAAAATCGATCAGAGAAAATGATCCGGAAAACACTTTAAAAATATTCCTAAAATTATTCCAGGAACACCGAGAAATTTTTGATGTAAAAGAAAATTTCGATCGCCTTCATATTCATTTTATAAATGTCATTTCTGAGGACAACAATCATCTTCAGTTTTTCGATAAGTTAATGCCTCGTATCAATCCGGATTTGGAAGGTTTAGTTATTCCAAATGAGCTGCTCGAATCATTTGATTTAGAAAAAGCTCCGGTTACATCGGAAGAAACCGTAAAAAAAATCACGGAAGTAATTATTTCCGCTTCAGATGAAGTTAAACAGGTTCTCAAATTCCGAGAAGAATTTCCTTTTATCAATAATCCGGATTTACCGGAAGAATTAAAAATATTGATCACCGACAAATTCTCACATTATCATGCTTTTGTTACGGCTCATAGAGAGCTGTTTAAAAAAATGGTAGTACCAAATCAAAATGGCGAAAACTCATCCTTTATCAACGAAATTTTCAAAATTGCAAAGTCTGCTATTGAAAACTTCCAAACGGATCAGCTTATTTATGACGAATTGAAACATTATTCCGAAACCGGTCAAGTTTTAGGCGTTCATCCAATTTTTGCTAAAAGAAAATTACAGGCTGAAATTGATAAGATGACCACCTTTGAAATTACCAAGAGAATGGGGAACCTTGAAAATTATATCCGTAGGGATACCATTAATGCTGAAAAATCCAAAACACCAGAAAACAAAAAAAAATACGAGGATAAAGTCACGTATTGGAAAGAAGAATTGGATTTGATAAAAATTAAAATTGGCGTAAGTGTACAATAAATATTTCTCATTGGAATCCGATTCAGAGGAGTTTATCAATGAAAAATCCTCTGAATCGGTATTTGTTTCAAAATACCTGAATAGACACTGTGACAAGATAAAATCATTATCTGAAGACTTGTTGAGATTACCGACTGCAGAAGAGATGTTTTTTTTACAAACGGATCGGTTTTTCAATGCTTTTACTTTTATCCCTTTGATAGCTAAAAACCAAAGAATAAAGGAATTATACATATCAGCATCGGACATTGATTTAACGGTGATCAACGCTTTATTTGAGCTTCAGGATTACGGACTTATTGATAGTATTTTTTTTGTAATTTCTAACTTTAGCAAAGACAAGACTATACACGAAACGCTTTACGACCGGCAAAAGAGCAATGGAAACTTATTTTTTAAATATAACCGTAATAACACCAAAATATGCTTAATGCTCACCGATCGTAATTACTTTGTAGTGGAAGGATCCGGTAACTGGTCTGAATCCAAATTAATGGAGCAGTACTGTTTTATCAATAGCAAGGAAATTTTTGACTTCCGAAAAAAATTATTTACAGAATAAAAAATAAATCGATGAAAAATTTAGGCATTTTTTGTATTGCCCTTTCATTTTTGATTGGAGCTACAGTCAATTATAAAATTGACTTATTAAGTGAAAGTTTTAGGATTCTTTTAGCCTGGATTATTTTTTTATGGGGAATTTTTTTAATCATTCGATATGGCAAATCTGATACTGATTAATACTTTACGTCTGTCGGAGGAAGAGCTTGAAGCAATTGAGAGAATGTCCTCCTTGAATTACACCAAACGTCAAATGGCAATGTATCTCGACAAGAGTTACAAAGAGTTTCTGTCTGCAGTTGAAGTATTGAATAGCGAGGTCGCTTACCGTATTTCCAAAGGTAAACTCGAAGCAGACTTTAAAATTCAGGACAAACTATTGGAAAACGCAAAATCCGGAAATATCACCGCCATACAGATGTTTGACAAATTCAGATTTGACAACGAAATCGAAAACATAAAAGCAAGAATATTGTATGGCGAAGAGAATTAACATTGATGATATCGATATTCAGGATATTTACGCTTTCATGGAAAACGGATCCGTCAGCAATGCTCCGGCGGAAATAGTCTATTATTTGGAACTATTGGATAAAACCAATGGGCTTCAAAGGCGTATTCGCCAATACGGA